CCCCAGTAGCCGTGCTGGTTCGACCAGTCGATCCAGTCGAAGTCGATAATCAGGTCGACGCCGGCTTCCAGGGCGTGGCCGTACACGGCGTGATACATCTCGCCCATGCGCGGGTCGGTCTGGCAGTTCTGTAGCGTCCTAACCAGGGCGGGGCGCATGCCGATGTCGTGGAAGTGCTGGCCGCCCTCATAAGCGATCGCCAGTTTGCCCCGGTCCTTCGCCCACCGGATGTTCGCCTCCTGCCATTTGCGATCGTCGTTGACCCATTCTTTTTCGGCCTCGTCGAACGCGTCATCCACGCTCATCGATTCCCAATAGCCGCCTGGCCACTTCGGCGAGAAGTAAAGTGTTCCCGCCACGGCGTCGTAGTCGCACCCCCGGAGCTGTAAACGTTTGACGATCTGCTCGGTGTACCACGTGCCGTCGCGCGCCGTCTTCGTCTCGATCACACGGATGCACGACGGGTCCGCCTCACGTGCGGCGGTGAACGTCATGACGAGCTTGTCCGCCCACAGGTCAAAGAAGGCGTTGTCGCCCGACCCCGGATCGGTGCCCGACACTTCCTTAAGATGGTCGTAGGGGAAACGGCCGGGCAGCCAGGCCTCGTTTGCCCAAGCCACATAGATCACGCCGTCTTCAGACAGCTTCGCGCGGATGAACGCGACCGCTTCGCGCACGAACCCCGGCGTCGCCCGCACCGGCACGTTGAAGTAAAACCCCGCACCTACTGCGTTGCACACCCGGACCTGCGCGGCCAATGCGTCGCGCCAGGTCTTGCCCTCGTACAGGTGCGGATCATCGATCGAATTGACTTCGGGTCGGAAGTCGTTGATCCGGTTCCAGTTCATCGGGCGGTAAGCCGCACAGACGGGAGCCAGCAGGGTGTAGTAGTTGTCAAGGCCCGGCCGGTCGGGGTGGGTGAAGTTGGATCGCCAGACGAAGCCCGCGTTCATGCCGATCTTGCCGGTGTTCGGTGCAGCGGGGTCGGGTTCTGGGTCCGGGGCGGGGTCCGGGGATTCCGGGGGCGGGGTGGGCGATTCTTCCGAGCCGGCACCGATCGCCTCGCGGAGGTCGTCGATCTGCGATTGCAGGCCGTCGATCCGTTCGACCAACGCCGTCACGTCGGCTTGGCCCTTGATTACACCGTTGACTTCGCCTGTGACGGTGACCGTCTGGGCATGCGTGCTGGGTAGCAGGCCGATGATGGTCATCATGACGCCGGCGAGGGCGCAGGTGCTCCACAACCCGTGTTTACGTTTCGTATGTTTCATGATTGCCTCCATGCTTGTGGTAAATAGATGGGTTAGCCGGCGACCCAGCCGGTGATCCCCGACGCCAGCGCGGTGACGGCCGCGCCGACGATCAACCAGATCAATTTGCTCTGGCGCCTGGCGTCCTGCTCCAAGCGATCCAGGCGGATCAGGATGCCGGGCTTGCCGTTGCCCCGAATGGCCACGTCGAGTCGGTCGAGCTTCTCGTGGATCGCCTCGAACTGGCGCTGGGTCGGGTCGATCTGATCGCTGTCACTACTCATGGTTCCATTCCGACATGCTTCGTGTGGATGCGGTAGGTCTGCCGGTACGGGTCGCTCCATCGCCACCCCCGGAAGTCTTGCCCCAGTGCCAAGACCTCGAATTGCCGGCCGTCCACCACAATCACGTCACCGGGTCTAGGCTCGATGCCGAATAGGTCCACCGCTAAGATCAGGAAGTCCCAGACGTGGCCGCCCGTCGTGAAGCCCGATTCGTCCACGACCTCATAGTTGGTCTTGCCGTAGGTGGCGTTCAACTGCAGGTCGGCCGCACCGGACCGCCGAAAGGTCACGGGACTCGACAGATGCGTGGTGCGCATCTGTTCGAGCCATTGCGACCCTTTGCGGAGTAGGTCAGCCATCGTTCAATTACCCGGTCGGCGTCGATCGGAGGAGCACGCGCACCTTCTGGCTGCTTGACGCGGTCGAAGGTGCGGCGGCGTATCCGATCAGTGGCCGATTACCACCGTCACTATCTGGCGACGCTTCCAACTCGGACGCGTTCCAATACACGGCGGTCCCCAGGCCGTAGTTGGACAGTGGTTCTGACGTGAACTCAAACACGCCACGCACGGCTAACGCGCCGGCGGTGTTTGCAGGTATGTCGCGCTTGGCGATACCCAGCAGGTTCCCAGCAATCACCAGGTCGCCGGCAGATACATCACTGACCGGCGTGTAGTCGACGGCATAGCCGTCTTGGATAAAGGTTGCGGTCGGCATGATTCACTCCGATGCGGTTGTGGTTATGAGTTTGATGCACGATTTAGCGGGTCTTACGCCTCACCCTTCGCTTTCACGCCGCCACGCGGGTCCTGCAGGGCGACGCCGAAGTCGTGGTAGCCACGCATCTGCACGCCCAGCACGTTAAAGTCCGCCTCGGTGGTCTCGATCGTGGGCGACTCCTGGCCGTTAAGGAAAGCGGTCTCGATCACCGGCAGGTCGTTGGGGTCCGACAGCAGGTACCAGGCCTTGCTGCTGCCCCCGGAATAGGTGTTGTTGGCGAGGTAGCGGCTGACCTCAACGCGGAACTTGCCCTGGTGCGGGTTGGCGACCGGATACTTCGTGCTCGCGGTGGTGTCGCGGATCTCCAGCGACTTCCAGAGCGTGGTGGCGACGGCGCTGAGCGCCGTGGGCACCAGCAGGACCGCCGGCATGATCCCGATCGGCTTGCCGTCGGAATCGACCTGGTCCATGAAGGCCGTCTCGCCGGAGGTCAAACCGTCGATCGACAGCGCCGTGGCCGCGCCGCTGATGTAGTTCTTGCCCCCGGAAGTAAAGAACGCAGCGTTATTCAGGAACGTGGTCCAGAACACGTCGTTGATCTTCAGGCCCGAGCCACGCCCGAGCTTCCGCGGCACCGTGGTGATGGCGCCCAAGTCATCGTTGATGATGTCACGCCGGTCGATGGATAACAGCAACCCGTACGTGTCGGCCTTGTTCGAGTACTGCTCCTCGCCGAGCGAGCCGTGCTTGAGTTCACCGCCGGGAGCGACCTTCTCGTACTGGTCCTTGCCGATCAGGCGGTAGCTGGTGACGGTCTTGAAGTCGCTGACGTTACGGATCGCGGTGATGTTCCGCCAGGTCCGCTCGACGCTGAAAAAGCCCTCGAGCAGGAACTTGTTGGCCACGTTGGACAGGATCCCGCCGACATCGACCGTCGAGAACGCCGCCTCTACGTTCCCACCGTGGGTGCCGAACGCGTGGCGCAGCACACTCCGGGGGTCGCGGAAGTTGCGGCCGGTGTAGCCGTTGGCCCACGCCGCCTCCAGCAGCAGTTCCTGCAGGCCGATCCCGCCACGATACCGCTTGCTCGCGGCGTCGAGCGTCCGCTCATCGTAGAGCTTCTCGACGTCGCCGAGCTTGGCGGTCAGCATGCACGCGGCCTCGAGCACCTGGCCGCTGTTGCGGTCGCTGTCGTTGGAACCCCGCGTCTGGACCATCGGGGCCTTGGGCCGCGAGGCGCGCAGGACTTCCAGCTCGGTGCGCGTGGCGTCCCAGCCCGACTCGATGGCCTGGGCCTCGACCCCCGGAAACTTGCCATCGCAGATCTTGCGGACGGCCTCGATCCGCCGCGACTCGGCCGCCACACGCTGACGCATCTGCATTACAGGGTCCTCGTCAGTGTTATGCGTGGAAGCGCCCGTCGTATCAGTGGTTTGTGCCGCGACCTGCGTGTGATTCGATTGTGTGGTGTTTGGCGTTTGCGAATCGCCGGGTTTTTCCGCCGCGGGTCGGGCAGTCACGGCCGCCGTGTTGTTGTTTGAATTACCGTGGTCACCGGCGGGCGCCTGGTTCGTTGCGCCCTGAGCGGCGTTGCCCGTGGTCGCAGGTTGATCCGTGGAACCCGCGGGGTCGGTGGTGGTCGTGTGGCTGGTATCGGTGCCGGGCGATGTGTCGCTAGACATAGAGGTCTGCTCCTGCGGGGTGTTGTGATCGGGGTTACGTTGGGCGGCGACGCGGGCGCTGGTGTTCGCATCGGCGCCGCTATCGACGAACGAGATCTCTTTGAGGACGGCCTTGCGGACCACGTGCAGCGGGCCGTCGAAGGTCCGGCCGTTGACGCTGACGCGGTGGCCGTTGGGCACGAACTCGGCATCGACGACCGCGGCGCCGATGCTCGCCTGCCACGGGAAGCCGTTGGCCGCGCTCTTGGCCACGTCCCGCGCCCACGAGGTGTCGCGGCTGATCAGGCCCTCGGCGATGACGGCCCCGTTTTCAACGACGACGCGCTGCGTGTGCCCGACGCCCTGGCGCGCGTTATGGTCCAGCCGCACCGGGATGTCCTGCCGCTCGATCGACAGGCCCTCAAGGTCGACCACCACCGGGTGCGGGAAGCCGCTGATCCGCATCGTGCCGCCGGTGTAGGCGACCATCCGGAAGGTGGGGGTCCCCCCGGAAGATTTGTCCGACGCGCCGGTCGCCTCGAAGGTCAGCGGGCAGCGGAAGGTGAGGTAATCAGGCTGCGCGTTGTTCTTCTGCGGGTTTGCTTTCGGTGACATCCGTGTCGGTCTCCTCGTCGTCTTCGACTTCTGGGGCTGTGGTTGGACCCTGCGTGGGCGCGGTGCTCAGGCCCAACTCTTTCATCAACGCCTGTTCCTTGGCACGCTGGCGCAGCTCGACTTCCCAGTCCTTGCCCTGCCGCGCGTACTCAGCGGCGAGCGTGGTGGTGTTGCTTGAAAGCCGCGTGGCTTGCGCGTTGGCCTCCTTGGCCGGATCGACGTGCTCCGTCCCGTCAAAGAACCATTGGTGCGTCGGCTTGTCCGCGTTGCGCAGGGACGTGAACCCGTTGATCAGCGCCGCTTCATCGAGCCAGGCCGTCAGTATGGGGTCGAGCACCGTCTCGGCCAGGTGCGCCTGCTCGACGCGGATCGATTTGTAGTAGGTCTGGTGGTCCAGCCGACCGGAGGCGTAGTTGTAACCGGCGCTGTTGCCGGCGGCGATATTAAAGGGCAGATTCAGGCACCGCGCGATCTCGTTTAGGATCTCGTGCTTAAACTCCGCGTACCCGGTCGCGGGCTGCTGCGCCTCGATCTGCCCCAGCCGCCAGCCGTCGGGCAGCACCGTGGCCATGCGTTTCTCGAGCTCGACCACGTCCATCGGCTCAAGCGCCTGCGCTTCGCCGTTGGCCGGCGCGTCGGTAAAGAGCACGGCCGCGAAATCGGCGGCGGTCTCGGCGGCGGCGATCACCGCCAGGGTGTACCGCCGCAACTGGGCGAAGAGCGGCAGGGCGGGCGTGATCTCGGGGACGCCCCGGTGCTGGCCCGGCCGGTCGGCGCGGAACCAGTGGATCACGGCTTCGGCGGGGATCGGGTCGTACGCCGATTGCCAGACGGTCCCCTGGGTGTCGCCGGGATGCTGGCGAAGCACCGTGTAAACCTGAGGGTTGCCAAAGGTGTCGAGGATCACGCCATCGACCCGGTTGGCCGAGGGGGCGATCGGTGTCCCTGCGTACCAGGGCGTCGTCACGCGGTCAGCCTCGACCAATTGAATGTCGAGTTGGACGGGCGTGTCGAGCCGCGGATTGTCGGTGAGCAACGCGAACACTTCCCCGTCGGTCGCCTTAGCCATCCGCATAGCCCGCAGTTTTCCCGCGAGGTTGACGGCCCTGGCCCACTCGGCGAACGCCTTCTCGACGCGGTTGTTCGTCTCGTCGTCGTCGCTAAGTAGTTGCAGCCGCGGGCCGGTGCCGATGCAGTCGTTGGCGAGTGTCAGCACGATGCCCTTGGCGTAGCTGTTGTTGGCCACCTCGTAGCGGGCGCGTTCGCGGAGCTTCTTGCGGACACTTGGTGAAGCAGCCGCGTCGGCCGACAGCGCATCGGCCATCGCCCAGTGCCGGGCGTTGTCGGCGGTTGTCTGCGCCGCGTCGTAACGGGCGCGCATCACCCCCGGATGTGTCGGGAGAAACCACTGGGGTCGTTTGCTATTCCGATGTTTGCTATTTCGGGGGCGGAACGG